CGCCAGCGCTGGTACGTCCCCAAGCCATTCACGCTCAGCATCTTGCATGGTGGCCGTAAGGATCTCAGCCCACTCCTCGGCCCTGTCCTCCCGAACCAGCACGATGCACTCGTCATGCACCACGCCAGCAAGCTTCACCACGTCTTCCGTCGCCTTGTACAACTTCGGCCATAGCTTCCCCAACGCCCGCTTCATAACCGCCGCCCCAGCCCCTTGAATCGGCGTGTTGCACCGAGTAGTCAGCTTGTTCTGTTCCCCCGGCAAAAAGCGCCGCAGATTCGAGTTGCGAATCCACACCGCAGCATTGCTCCCACTGGAACGATTCGCCGCATCCGCCGCCTGCCGCTGCCACTTGTGAATCCCGATGTAAGCCGCGTGGAACTTGTCGCGGATCACCCCCGCCTCCTCCATGCTCATCTGAATCCCAGTAGCTCCAGCATAGTTTCGCAACCCTCTAGCACCAGAGCCAAACAGAAGCCCAAAATTCGCACTTTTTGCAATCTGCCGCTGCTCCTTGGTGACCTCCTCCTCGCCCACCCCGTAAATCTGCATCGCAGTCAAGGTATGTAGGTCCTTGTCCTCCTGGAACGCCCGGATCATTAGCTCGTCCTGCGCCTCAGCCGCAGCCAAGCGCAACTCCATCTGTGCATAGTCCGCCACCACCAGCTTCCACCCCTGGGGCGCATGTACACAAGCACGAAACCGCTGATCCCGCGGCACCTGTTGCAAGTTGGGACTCATGCAACTCATCCGGCCCGTGTCCGCCCCCATCTGCAGGTAGCTAGCCCGAATAAACCCATCGCTGCAGTGAAACTTCAGCAGCGACTCAACCATCTGCCGCCGCTTTTCCACCCGCTTCCACGACAAGTACTTCGAAATGATCGGGTGGTCCGCAACGTATTCCCGCAGCGCCGCCTTACTGGCACTCGGCTTCCCGTCAGGCCCCACCGGCACCTCCCCAAGCAACGTCGTAAACATCGCCTTCAGCTGGTGCGGCGAGTTGATATTGAACCCCGCTGGCTTCTTATTACCAGCCCGCACAGACCCCTCTGCCTTATCCCTCAGGTTCAGCGAGCCATCAGGATCACGGGGCAGCTTCCCATTCACAGGCAGCGCCTCATCCAGTTCCACAATGAACTGCTCCCCCAACCGCTGGTTATCCCCCTCCAGCTCATCCCGTAACTCCTCCAGCATTTGCTTGTCAAACGGCAGCCCAGTCCGCCACAACTGCGCCATCGCAGGCAACGCCGCACACTCCAGATACCAAGCCGTGTGCAACCCTCCATCCGCCATCCGATGCTGGATCGGCTGGTACAACTCACTCAACAACTCCACGTCGTAAGCCGCGTACTCAATCTGCTCCGCCCTCAGCTCTGGCACGCTCCAGTCACTGCGCTGCTCCTCCTTACTAATCTCCTTGCCCAAGTACCGCTTGACCACCGGCTGCAGTCCGTTCTTGATATTTGGCAGCCCATTGGTCAGCACCCGGCTGGCAAGCATCGTGCAAAGCACCCGCCCCTTGGGATAGATGCAGTGCTCCTGCAACCACCCCAAATCAAAGACAGCGTTGTGGGCCACCCACTCCCGCTCCACATCAAAGAACTCCTCCAGCACCACCCAGTCGTCATCCTTCAAATCCCAGCAGTCAATCACCACCGGTGGCGCCTGGAACGTCGCCAACTGCAACAACCGCAGCCCCCCAAAAACCGGCTGCAGCCCCGTCGTCTCACAGTCAAAGAAAATAGTCTCCGCCTCGCACAGCGACGGCAGATACTTCAGACCCTTCAAGTAACTCATGTGCTTGGTGTAGCGAATAGTGGTTTAAGTAAACAATCTGCGCGTAAGCCTTACTTGACTTTGTGCAATCCTTCTGGAATACAGAGCTTAGCGATGTACCAATCAGCCTTAAGCAGCGACTCGGCGCCCCCCTTGTGCCGCTCCCTCCAAATATACTTAAGGGCATTACCTTTGCAGTACCCCCTAAACTCTTCCTCCGTCAAAGCAGCCCGAATCGCATCAATACATTCAATGCCACCCTGCCTGTAGTGGGGCGGAAAGTTAACAAAATCAGTCATTAAAAATCACCTCCCAGGTGTCAATACGCTCAGAGATCAACCTAGCCATTTCCTTGTCTGTCGCTGGCACGGTGTCATCATCACAAAAGAGGAAGGAGCCTCGGCACAAGGCAGGCCCCCACTCAGGCGGATCAAGTTCACTCTGCTGGCGCGTAAGCACGACACCATCAACCAAAGCCTCGACAACAAGACGGTCCCCATCAAAACAAAGATCGCGGATTTCAATAATGTCACTCATTGCTTTACTCCGTTAAGAACTCCATAGTTTTGGTTGACCCTTTCCTCCTCAAAGTCGATCCAAACTTTCCAGCTAAAGTCAAGGTACTCTTCCAGCTCCAGCAAGACTTTGAGCTGGCGCTTGTCGTACTCACAGGGCCACTCCTTTTCATCTGCAACTGCAATCCTTTGCTCCAGCACTAACGCCGCATAACGCGCAGCAAAGTACCAGGGGCTGAGCTTTTCGTTGGGCAGGCTGGTGTGGGTAGCCATGAACTTCGTGTGTTGGACCTGCTTACACTAACAGCCTAGTACCGCTTTGCATAGCGGGGCCGTTACATCGCTTAACAACCCCTAGGTGCAGCTGCGCCAGGTGTAGGAGGCGCTGGTTTTGGTGGGGTGGTCGAGGGCGTCGTAGATGCACTTGGGTGTGACGTACACGGCGCGAGCTGCTGCGCTGATCGAGGGGTAGGTGGTGCCGGTCTCGACGCAGAGCACCGGGCGGCGTTGTTGGTGTTTGGGCAGGTCGAGGGCGGCGATCCTGGCCGCGAGCTTGGAGTCGTCAAACAACTGGGTGAGGTTGGAGATGGGCAGGCCACCGAAGAGGTGGGGATGGGTGCCGGCTAGGCGGCGCAGGTCTGTACGTTTGAAGTAGTAACGGTGGCCCTTGGTTTCACCAAAGCGTTTACCCGGTAGCAAACCGCTACGCATCCAGGTCTGCACCGCCTCGTAGCTGATGTCCATGAGCTGGCAGATCAGGCCGGCGTTTACCCACCTACCGATGGCGGCCCGCCCCAAGCCGAGGTCGTTGCACTTACGGCGTAAAGCCGTACCGGTGCGCTGGGGGTAGCCGTGCTGGCGGACGGTGTTCCAGTAAACCTGAGGCAACGCCGGCCATGGCACGTCCCCCGCCAGTAGCTCCAGGGTGGCAAGCTCTTCGCTCGACCAGACTTTTCCGCCCATTAGCGATTCCAGTGGCGGATGACGCCCGCCACGATGAAGGCGTTCGTGCCTAAGTAGCTGAGCAGAATGGCTAAGCGCACCAGTGCAACACGGTCAGCAATCCGTGGGTCGTGGTGCGCCTTTTCGCCTAAAGCAAGGGCCAAGATGCGCCAACGGGTCATTGCTGTTTGATCTTACTATAGCATTGTACACCTGCCTAGCTCTGTTTCGTTTGCATTAGGCCCACGTCCTCTGGTGCGTACGCACAGATCAGAGTCACATCCACACCCTGATCCAGTGCTTCGTTGACGATGTGCTGGAGCACCAACAGCCCGTCATCGCTCTCCACCAGCAGGGCCTCCTCGACGTGCTTCACGCGGCCATGCTTGTACCAGCTAAGCCGCATAACCGCTAGCACCTCGTCGGGGATCTCACCTTGGCAGTAACAGAGGGTGGGGCGTCTCGGCGGTCTTGGTTGAGTCGCAGCTTGCGTAGCCACCGGTGCGCTCCAGGTAAGCCAAAAAAGGGCCCGCAGCAGCAGGCCCCGGTACAGGTTACGTATCAGTCCCAAACTTTCGCCGCGCTTTCCATTAAGGCCCGAAGCTCCTCAGATGTGCGTTCTCCCCTTGGGGATATATGCAAATCTTGTCCCACCTGACCAAATCCACTGCTATCACTCGTTTCTTTAGTGGGACAGGGTAAAGGGGTGTCCCCCTTGTTAGCGGGTTTTTTGGCCGCTTCCGCCCCAAGCGTTCCAAGTGCCCCTAAATCCA